CCTTTCTTCTTTGAATCGTGGATTTGTATCATGGTGTTACTATTTAGATGGTTCGTCCGTATTTATATCAAAGCAAGCGGGTATAACTAGACATACCATAATTACAGTATAACAACCAGCTATTAAATTTCTTGCATTTCCGCTCCATTGAAGTAGATTAAATGACGCTTGTGAAAATGCCCCAATCAAATAGGCCATCAAACTACATCCAACAATTACTAAAATCAAAATAGTTGCTCTCTCTTTCATTGGTTTACTTAAATTTAATCGCAATTATCGAATCTTGCACCGCCTCATCCCCACACATCACTTTCAGATGCCCCCGACTAACCTTCTTGCCAAAGGGCCAAATAGCCCGATTGCCTTTCTTATTCTCACGTTCACGGGTGAAGGCAGCCACAATGTCGAGATCAACGCTTAAATCGATTTGGGCGGTGTCTAGGTTATCGGGGAAGAATACCGTGTGATCGATGCACCTGTCCTTAATGTGGACAATTCTACCCATCCTTACCGTGTCATGGATGGTCAAAGTGTCCCTAAGTATCACATACTCGCGGCCCGTTGTGATGTGTGCCGTGCCGGTGATGACACTTTCAACCTTTTTGATCTTCGTGCCTGTGGCCGCTTCGACATCTTTGACAAGATCCGGAAAATGCTCCTTTGCTTCTTTGGCGGTAAGTGTTTGCACAAGTGCCTTTTCTTTTGCATATATGCTAAGTGCCGCTTGATAATTCACCTCAAACCTTTCAGCCTCGCTTCTGAAGTGTTCAGACCGTAGCCACAAGGCAATGAGCGCAATGGATAAAGCGATGATGATGTAGAGTTGTTTCATCCCTTCCCTTTTTTAAACCCGTACTGCTTCATGTGCTGCTCAACCCGTTTCAATTCGGTAGGGCTAGTAAACAACTTGCCGTTCACACGATTGATGAAGTTGGCATAATCCACGCCCAACTCTTTGGCAATCTCCTTCACAACGAAGGGGCCGTTCTTAATAAATGTATATACCTGTTCTTCTTTCATGTGGCAAATATAAATATAAATAGTACAATACAAAAACAGTTTTAAACATTCATCAGGTTTACAAACTCGTGGTAGTGTAATCTGTACTCCGGATCGCTTTCCACAAGCGCAATGTGTGACCGCTTACTGTAACAAACAGTCGCATGGTCACGGTTGAAGAATGCACCGCAGCGCATAAGTGTCGGAAAGGCTCCATACATCATCGAGGCGGCAATGCTCATACGTCTAGCATCGACTAACTCCCTTCTCCGGCTCACGCCTAGTACCTCAGTCGGGTCAACCTTAAACACCGCAGAAGCCGTGCGAAGTATCTTCATCGGGTCTTTGAGCTTCTCTTTGTGTACCATGTCCTCAAACTGCTCAATGACCGTCACTTGGAACCGTTCGCCCTCTTCGCCCATTACCTCGGTCATAAGCATGGCAAAAGTTTCTTTCTCAGTTTCTTTTACGCAGTCGAGAATCCTGTTAATCTGTTCGTTGGTGAGTTTCATTTGTTGTAGTATTAAGTTGCGGAATTAAATTTTTTTCTTTTCCCACTTTTCAATCAGTCGTGTAATTTGTTCTCGGATAACCTTTGAGATGGTCGTGCTTCTCGAGGTTGCTATATCTTTCACTCGTTGGCGTTGTTCGGAGGTCAATCGTACTGTTATCACAGTGTCTTTCGATGGTTTCATTTTGTTGTAGTATTAAATTGAGTAATTAAATTAAATCCGTTTCCAAGTATAATTCACCGTGCCATATCCACCCGCCCTTTTGTGTGCCGTCTTTTCTAACTTGCCCTTGTCTGAAAGGTTAGTCATTGCCCTGCGGATAGATGTAATTGGCACGTCTTTAAATTTCACCTTCCAAAGTACATGAACTTCAAAAGGCGTTAATGCCGTGCCGTGTGGCATAATTTGCATGATCCTTTCTTCTTGGGTCAATGCCTTTGCCTTTGCAGTTGCAAGTTCTTCGCCCTCTAGGTTTATCGTGTTGAAAAAGTCGAGTTGGCTCATTGGTTAAATATTTTGACAATAGTACAACAATAATTTTATTATCCAAAAACATATTTCCCTGTGCCTTTTCCAATTACGAAATACATACGCATCATAATTGCATCAGCATAGTCGGGGCTATATCCTAACGACCGCTTCAAATCTTCTTTCGGGGTCACGTTGAACTTACCGTCCGCATTTGGCCTATGCCGCTTGATGTGTTCTAACTGCTTAATGATTTCGGCCTTTGGCTTTGCGGCATCCCCCACAAATGTGATCCCGTTTTCTTTTACGACTGAGGCAAGTTTGTAGTAACATTCGGCCTTTAGGTGTTGGTACTTCGGATCACGGGCTTTTGAACCATTGACAAAGCCAACGCATTTGAGAATGTCCGCAACCCCTTTGCCTATACCATCATAGTCGGCAATGATGTTGCGAAGGGGTATTTTGTGCTCTTCAATCAATTTGCGGATGAAGGTGGCAATCTCATCAACAGGCATACGTCTGAACTCATGTATCTCAACTGCGGTCATACCTTGCCAACGGATGATGATTGTTTTATCCGTTCCATCGCCAGCTATATCTGCCGTGATATACCCCTCACCATCTTTCACTTCTTGACGAAACATCGCAATGAGGTCGAAGGTTTCAAACATCTTGCCCTCGGAATCGTCATATTCCCAGTTGCCAAATAGTAGCCTCTGACGGTCATATTCGGGCAACCTACCCAACTTCTCCAAGTACACGGGGTCAATGTGTGGGTTATCCGTTGGAAGTGCTTGTACATAGGCCCTATGATCTTTCAAGTAACCTTCGCGGTTTGGTATGTAAAATTCATTGTATATCCATCCCTTGTTCGGGTTGCAACTAATCAAGCCCTTTGGCCTGTTGTGGATGAGTTTAAACCTTACGCGGCTGTCTAGGATATTGGTCGCTTTTTCACTTACCTCACCACCTTCATCTACAAAGTAGTCCGTTAATTCCATTGAACCAAATCTTTGAAATTCGGGGTCGCTTGGTATATCATCCAAGTCCATCAATATAGTTTCGCTTCCGTTGTGCCACGTTATGATGTTTAGTTGACCGTTGTATTTGAAATGAACCCCGGGCTTTAATTGGTAAAAAGCTGCAATAGCCCAAAAACTTTTCATCGTGGACAACTGCAGCTTTTTCAGTTCAGCACGACCGATGAGGCCGCGAGTGCCGGGATACATAATCCTTCGCTTAATTTGCCAATCGCAACCTAGAAACGATTTACCACCACCAGCAGCACCACCATACAAAGCCTGTTCAATCGGGCTTCTGTATGATAAGTGCTTCATCATCTCAAGTTGCTTGGCGAAGTATTTGTATTCCGGTGTTTCGCTCATACCTCTTTCACAAACCTTTCATCAAGTTTTTTCAAAGCATCTTCAATTTCCTGACGAGATTCTTTTAAAAGTCTTTCCGTTTTTTCCGTGCCTATTTCATCGCAAATCTTGCCAATAAATAACTGAACTATTAACTTTTCTTTATTCATTTCATACCCCCTTCACAAACCTTATCTCGAACTTACCATCATTATCTTCGTTGACCTCGGGAGTCCATCCGTTGCAAACTTCTAAAATTGATTGGTGATCGTCTAAACTATGTTTTAATACAACCACTTCCTCAAGTGAAAAGCCACTCCAATAAACCTTCTCCTTCGGCCACTTCACATTCGGATAATTTTCTCTCATCACTTTCTTTCCCGCATCGTCAAGTTTGGAGTATAGGTCAAAGTCGGGTTGAACTTTTGCAAGAAACTCATCAACGGTCGGCCCTTCATTCTCATGTTTCATCGGGTCAACGACAACGGAAGAGTGTGCTCCGGAGATCATTGTTGCCTTCCCCTCAAAACTTATCGCGGGGTCAACATTGGTCTGCATCTTCAACTTGTCTGCGGGTTCTGATACGAAGCGGAAGAACTTAGAAAGATGTATAGGGCTTTTAGTATCTCTACCATCAACATCAATACCAACATCTACACCGCGATCATCGTCAA